ACAAATACAAACTAATAAAAGATGCATTTGATAAGGCATCAGCCGGTGGGTTGAAACTCTCTCAACGTCAAATCAGAGGAATGGCACAAGACGCAGGTCTGGATCCGCAAAAACTTCTTCAAATACTGCATTCTACCAAGCAGGTGTCGACTGGGACCCTCAATGCCGCAAAGTTTGAAGAAAAGACCGCTGCAGAAAATGCAGCAAAGACACAAGGAGAGATCAAGGATAATTTAGACATCCAAACAACTATCAACTCGCATTTAGAGAAAATATTTAGAGACCTCGGTGGCCGCCTCGGCGCTGATAGCGCACTTAAAACAATGCTGGACGCTCTTGATACTGGACTTACGTTCGTTGCAGATCATCTTGGAAAGATAGTTGCCGGTCTTGTTTTGTTAAAGGCATTTTCGATTGGCGCTGCGCTCAAAGGCGTCGCATTTCCAGTTATAGTCAGAGATGTTATGGGCGGTGCAGGCGGCGCCGTCGCAGGCGGATTAAGAGGCGCCGCTGGCAAAGTCGCTGCTGTTGCTGCTGTTGCAGGGTTGGGATACATGGCGCTAAGTTCCAAAGATTCAGGTCAGGCAGAGATGATAGAGGGGAACTTAAAGAAGCAACAGGCGCTTTCGGAAAGTCAAGCAGCATTAATGGACCAGCAATCCAAGGTAAGCAATGCAAGTCAAGACTTGGGCAAAAGCGCCGCCTCTTTGGGGGCAATATCTAACATGGGCACACCTGCCGCTCAAGACCCTGCTGCGGGAATTCCTGATGCGGGTTCTATCGCTCCTGGGGGTCTTTCGATACCGAGTTCCGGTGCAAGACCAACTTCTCGCAGACCTCAGCGTCCGATGCAACAAACAAAGAGCAATGACTCAGTTGAGGCGGGCCCATCGTCAGTAAATATAAAGGGTGGATCTATGAGCGTTAGGTCCAATAACGTTACTTCTAACTCCGAAGCAAATTACATTCAACCTACGTTCAATAAGAACGATAAGTTTTACAATTTGATTGCCGCTAAACCTGGAGGCGACATAATGTCAGCATTGATGGAGTTGAACGCAGCAGTGCAAACACTACTTCAGAAGCAAAAAAATTCAAATCCAGAACTAGATATAACAGGTAAAGAATTATACAGAGCGGTAAAAGAACAGTTTACTGCGTACGGAATATAGGAGACAATATAATATGTCAGGTACTAAGGGTCATAAAGACAATTTCTTTAAACATGCGACTGGCGAACAACGAGATCCTATTGTCGATTTCGCTCGGGGAATGTTCAACTGGCAAGTTTCGGTGATTCATATAGACTCTGGTGTTGGTGCTTCTTTTCCTGCGTTTATTACAGATTACTCAGAGACATTTCAGAGTGACTGGAATGAAGATACTTATTTTGGTCGAAACGATAAGATTGGTAGGTTCGCTGGTACATCTAGAACCATCAATCTCTCAATTGACCTGCCTTCTTATAGTGCCGAAGAAGCAAGGTTGAATTTGCATCAAATTGAGCACTTAACCACAACGATGTATCCATCGTATGAAGAACCGACCAAAGGCGTTAACGTAATGAAGTCCTACCCACTCGTTAAAGTCAAGTTTGCTAATCTAATCAGAAATTCAAATGTCAAAAACTCCAATCTTCCAATCGATAGTGGTCTTACTGGGTGGATACCAAGTTTGAGCATAAATCCAGACTTAGAGGCAGGTTTTCATAGCAGACCTGGTTTTGTGCCATCGAAAGGCAGCGAAGAACCCCAGGGGGGTGTATTATATCCGAAAGTCTGGAAGATTAGTTTCTCTCTCCGGGTTGTTCATGAGCACAAAATGGGATGGAAGGACAGCAAATGGATCTCTAAGAATAGAAAGTTTCCATATGGAGCTTATAAGGGATTCACAGAAAAAAACACTGATTACGGAACTGCCATGATCGATCAAAAAACTGCTGAAGAAGTATCAAAAAAGGCACTGGACAGGATATTTAGCGGGGAAGACATCTTATGACATCTAGATACGAGAATCGCCCAGTGAAAGTCACAACCTCACGTGATAGCGAAAATGTCAAGAAAAGAGGAAATAAGAATATAGTTCACTACGTGGGACCAACATTTGATAAAATATCAAATGACTTATATGATTCGGAGCAGTTGGAATATCACGTATGGAAAATCGGAACTAGATTTTACAAACTCGCATCTGAACACTATGGCGATCCTCGCCTTTGGTGGGTAATCGCCTACTTTAACAAAAAACCTACAGATTCTCATGTATCATTAGGAGACGTGGTTTATATACCCACAAGATGGCATCCGATATTTGACGCCATAGCAGAGCATAATCTGGAGTACTAGTAGTAATGCCCGTAAAATTCACATCAGAACAATTATCTCAGATCTTTGATGCTGATCGACTTCTTAGATTGTCCGAAGCTATGTATGCCAAGATAGTTTCTGACGCAAACAGGCAATACCTTGTTTCGTCTTTGTACCCCAGGATTTGGAGGGGGCAATCTGCATACAAAAGCGCAACACCGCTCGGGCACAAAATACACTCCAAGATAGGACCAGCAATAATAAGGTATCCAGGCGAAGACTCACCAAGAACTGTTGATGGTGCATTTTCTGTAAACAAAGATAAAAATGGACGTCAAGTTTGGAATACTTTTAATAACGCTCAACTGACGAGTCTGACACCTTATGTAAACTTTTACTCGAAGTTCACTGACAATTCTGGAGGGAACGTAACATATGAGTCAATACCTATGCAGAACGTGCATCCATCCATTAAGGTCAAAAATCATGCAGACTACGCAATGGGTCGCTCAAACGCAATATTCGGATTCTTGGGATTAAAGAGTGTGGATATTGAGTTGGCGGGAAAGTATGAAGAGACCAAGTATTCTGACATAAAAGTTGACGTGGTTTTTGCTGGCAACACCTTGCACCTGCTGGACAATGAGACCTATTTGCCATTAATTATGCCACATTACGAAAAAAACAACATGATGGGGCACCAGTTGATGCTGGAGTATGGTTATAATGACTTGTCTGCACAGACAATTAAGAATTTGAAATTTTCTAATTCTCAAGTAAAGGAGATGGAGAGGCAGAGAATGACATGTGCATTGTATTATTACAAGCACGACCTTAATGTGGAGCAGGACGGTTCCTTTACTTTGACGGTAGGGTATATTGCTCGTGCTACTCAAGAGTTGAAGAACGTTGACTTGGGGATGCCTGCAGGAAGTGAATTTACTAAGTTGTACGGCAGTGATGCATTTCCTAAAAAGGGGGTGACTAAGAATGACGACCTGGATTCAAAAATATACAAGTACATAGAAGATACGCACCCAGGCGCCGGTGAACATGAAAGGTCGATTATAAAAAACTACTTCTACCAGAATTCATCAACATCAGATCAACTGTTTGAAAGCAGAAAACAGCAAATTCAATCGATGGCACTTTCTAAAGTGAAGACTATCCCCGCACTACTAAGAAGCAATCAGTTGGAATTCCTGATTACGATTCCTCACATTAAAAAACGTGCACACTATCTCAGGTGTGCCATCATTGCATCTCATCTTGACATGATGGCTCAGTCCGACCCTCACTCACTGGAACTCGGCGGCGCAGCGTACACGTTTCCTGATTTTTATAAAAATGTCACTGGAGTTCTTGCAATGGACTCTCCGGAATCCAAAGTGGTCAGTAAGCATGATTTTTACCAAACTGCGGTGGTTGCAAACAATGAAGACGCCAACCCTCAATTGCAGGGCACAACTATCTTTCGGAATCTTAACGACACCAGTATTCCGCTGCTCGCTGCCCAAACAGCAGAACAAGGCAAATACACAGATGATTACTTTGCGATAACTAAAACGGCAAGTCAATATGCTGCTGCAGGTATGATTGACCTGAACCAATCGTTATCACGGTTTGCGACCGCTTTTAAGCCTTCGACAGTTGAAGGGCGAGCAGAGGATAATTTTTACTACGAGCATGCATATTTTTACAGGTTTGGTGATTTATTGGAGTCTTTTTTGTCTGTCACGTCGGGACGTCAAGCATTCGAAGATCAGGGTCTTTCTGTCTTTCTGGGAACGTGCCGTGTGAAGTCCAGATTTAACTCGACGACTTTTGATGGGTATTTCAATAATCGAAAATATCAGACGGGGAATTTCCCACTATATGACATTGCGATTGAAAAGAATGAGTTCATAAACATGATAAACGAAAACTATATCAACAAATCTGCAAGCAGAATAACCTTTCAGTCCTTTATGGATAATTTGTTAAAAATCGTTAGAAAGTATTATTTGGTTGGAGATCCGCTAACACAGGCAAAAGTTAATCACCCGTCGAATGCTGTGTCTATGAATATGTATACGGCGCCTACATCCGTGGGGAAGAAACTCAGTAAAGACAGAAGTCTTAGTTTGAGGAAGATAGAGGTAACAGATTTTCGCAAGCCAACTTCTGGACAGAAGGCAAAAGGGTCTACTACACCAACAGAAACTGCCAGCATTTTTGTTGTGAATGTTGGAAATACAGGACCGTCACCACAACCTGCAGGTGCGAATGAAGAGAAGTATGACACGTATTATATTGGAGACATACACACGGTAGTGAAAAGGGCAAAATATACACGTGTACAAACTGCGACTCAAAAGGCTATAGAATCAGATAACGTCGCCGCTGTTGCGAAGGACGAAGAGGGTGGCATTATACCACACCTATATAATATTGACATGGACATGATAGGAAATGTTAGATTCACACCGGGGTATTACTTTAACGTTAAACCGTTCGCACCCAAGATAGCAGGCAATCGCAAGAATCCACCTTACGCATCGGGCGGAATTTTAAAGAGGTTGGGTTTGGATTGTTTGAATGTAGCAATTACCGTTAATCACAAGTTGGATCAGAATGGATTTAATACAACTCTAAAGTCTATGGCGATACTGAAAAATAAATAGGAGGAAATGGGAGTGAGTACAAAAAGCAAATTCGACAATTATGTTTCATACGCCGCTGAATATGACGAGGATGTAGTATTTGATAATCTGGACCCCACCCAAATTCTTTATGGAAGAGTTAATTCGGATAACCAAAGTGTTATTCCATTATCCAACCAACCGTACAAGCAGTTGACGCCAGACGATACGACAGTCTATGCATTGGACTTTGTCGCCGATGCATTTCGAGATTTGAATAGAAAGTATTTCGAGTTAGGGATGGAAACGTTTGGAAAATCCGATTCTAGCAATCTCAAACCAGTAAAAGCGTATGAAGACCCTAGAACTCTGTACCGTGAATATATCGACGAAATGTTCGTATCTTTTTTATATCACGATCTGGATATGGATGATGATGCGTCCAAGATTAAGACGTTTGACGAGTTTGTGCACAGGTTTGTCAAGTATGCCGAATTGCAGTATGGCGTCCCCATAACTTTTTCTGCCTTTGTTAGGTCTACCTTATGCCCACCGCACTGTTCGGGATTATTGATAGAACTTGCGGAGATTAAGCATGACGACATGGAGAAAAAGATCGAGACGTCCGCTTTGGTAGATCTGGATGGATTTGTATCCCTTGCGAGAAAGTATGGATTTGTTGTTCCAAAATATGCACCATGGTGCTTGATGGCAAATTTGAATTCTGATATAATGCACGGATATGCTGTTGAATATGATGTATTCGAAAAGTCTGAGTTGATGAGTTCTTACTATATAGAGTGTCGAAGGTACGACATAGATCACTTAAAGAGTGCGTTGGTGTCAAACTATACAAAGTTTATTGATCTTACGAGCACACGAAGGATAGTGGAAGCGTGCAAGAACGATAGTCTAAGAAGCATAATGAGGGAAATGCCACCAGTAGAGACAAATCCCTCAGTTCGTTATAAAAAACGAAATTGGATATCGCTTTATCTCTCGATCCTTGTTATTGAGTCTAAGAAAAAAGTTCCAAAGATTTTACTTGACTCGATTATGGAAGACTGTTACTATCTTTATAGTGAGTACAATTTTGAGAGCATGCATGATTACGCATCTTCAAAATTAAATTTAAATTCAGGAATGAACAAAAGCAAGTATAGGTAAAATGTACTTTCAAATAGTTGACAACAGTCAGAGATGCAAAAAAACATACAATGGGTCAAGTCTAGTAGACTATGAAAACTGTGCGGGTCTAATCAAGACATGGAAGCATTCCACGCACTTATCTGATCGTCCAGATGTGGAGTATGCATACATATATGCGAACGGCGACATACATTCGGTGTGTCCCGGATATATGACAGAGCAGTGGCAAGAAATATCCACCAGGGTATCCTCTATAGTCAAATCTATACATAATGCACGGTGTGATATAGAGAACTCATGTATCTATGATTATGTACCTGATAGTATTTTGCAAAAGTATTTGAAAAGCAGGCATGCAATAATCCAGCATACGTTCGAATCAGTCTCACGACCACCGCATTATGAAATACTCAAGAAAGCACACATATTGACAGAGGAGATGAACTCCTCTAAGAATCTATACAAAGGGAAGTGGAGTAATACAAATTATGACATTTTCAGCACACGAACAGGTCGCCTTTCGAACGCTAAATCATCAATACCTATCTTGACGATGAAGAAGGAAGAGAGAGCGCACCTGACTCCTGTAAACGACTTGTTTGTAGAATTTGATTTCAACGCTGCTGAACTAAGAACGTTACTTGCACTATCAGACAGGGAGCAACCACTTGAGGATATTCATGAATGGAACCTTTCGCACGTTGCGACGAAGTCCACAACCAGAGAAGAAGTGAAAAAGAGAACGTTTGCGTGGTTATACAATCCTAAGGCGTCAGATCCGCTGCTAGAGGGCATTTATAACAGAGACCGAGTCAAGAGTCAGTACTACGAGAATGGAAGCGTTAAAACCCCCTTTTTTCGCAATATTCAAACAGACGACCGCCGAGCACTAAACTATATCGTACAGAGTACCAGTAGCGATGTGTGTATTGAACAGTCTTATAAGTTGAGAGATTTTTTTAAAGATTCTAGAACAAAAATTTGTTATTTGTTGCATGATTCTGTTATACTAGATTTTGCAAAGGAAGATGTTAACAAATTTTTGGACGCAAAGAGTATTTTTGGGTGCACTAGGTTTGGGCAATATAGAGTCAATGCTTCTATAGGCAATAATTTTGGGGAAATGAGAGAAGTTTAGTGTATACAGTTATAGGTCTCGGTACTGTCGGTTGCCGAATTGCAAAAAAGTTTCAGATATATGATCAATATAACGTTGTTTGTGTGGATGATCAAGATTCAAGCTGGGATGATCAATTTGTGATTAAAAAAGAAAAGACATCTGAGGATTATGAATCCAACTTCAAGGTAATCCCCAAAAAGGTCAAAGACAAGATTAAGAGTGATGTTATACTGGTCTTGAGTGGCGCCAGCACTGTTTGTGCAATATCCCTCAAGATGCTGCACCAACTTAAAGATAGGAGTGTCACTATTCTTTGCGTCCGCCCTGAACACGATCTGCTAGAAGAGAGGAAAGTGATGCAGGAAAGGATGGTTTTTTCTGTATTGCAGGAGTATACACGTTCTGGATTATTTAAAGATATTTTCTTGACAAGCAATGCAAAAATGGATACTCTTGTTGAAGATGCGAGCATCAAAGAATACTACCCAACAATAAACGAATTGATTTCTTCTGTATTTCATATGGTGATGGTTTTCGAACATCAGGACTGCGTGGTTGGTAATTTATCTGAAGTTAATGAAGCTCGTAGGATATGCACTTTGGGAATTCTAGATATGAAGAGTGGAGAGGAGACTCTCTTCTTTCCCATGCAGGATACCATGGAGTCAAGACTCTACTATGGCATATCCAAAGAGAGTTTAAATAATGATAAAAAACTACAAAGAAACATTATAGAATTAATAAAAAGCAAGAACACTGAACTTTGTAAGTACAGTTACGGAGTCTATGAGACTCAATACGAATCAGACTTTTGTTACGTAAAGTCATACTCTTCAAAAGTACAAGAATTTTAAAAGGAAATAAGTTGAAAAATCCTGATCTAGTCATGTTCGTTGGTCCGATGTTCGGATCAAAAACAACAAGACTCATCGCAGCACTGGAAAGATACAAATATCAAGGCAAGACGATCTCAGCATTTAAACCAATGATTGATGACAGGTATTCTGCTGGAGAGATAGTGACACACAATGGCGGCCGCATCGAAGCAAAGTGTGTCACATCTGGGTCGGATATCGTCAAGCACCTGCAGGAAAGTCCAGCAGAAGTGGTTGCCATTGATGAGGCGTTTATGATAAAAGATGTGAGTAATGCTGTGATAAGTCTTTACAAATCGGGTGTATCTGTGTTAATATCAAGTCTGGACTTGTCTTCCAAGGCAAAACCGTTCAAGGAGGTGTCTAGGGTGATGCCCTGGGCAACTAGTGTGGTGAAATGTCCATCTGTTTGTTCTAAGTGTGGTAGGGATGCTTATTTCACATTTAGGAAGTTTGATGACGATAGGGAGTTGCTAATTGGCGGATCAGAAATGTATGAACCAAGATGTTTCAAACATTATAGAAAAACAATTGACAAACAATAAAACATTTAGTATAGTGTAAAAACAAAAAAGAAAAAGGAGGGCACAAATGCTCCACAACGTAGTTGCTATTAGCGCTTTGAACAATGCAGAAGAGGCATGTAAAGAGCATACTAATTTTACACCAGAAAAACTTAAAGAAAGAGGGTTGGTGGCGATCAAAGTGTCAGACATCAGTTTTGATTATTCAGACATGTCTTGCCAACCAAGAACGGAAAGTGTAGATCACAAATCTGTTTCCACTTACCACCATCAAGCAGTTAATGGTTTTGAGGGAAACTACGGCATCAGAACGCCTATTATGGTCACGAAGAATCCTTTAAAAGGTAAGGAATTATTTAAAGGTCTTGGTGGACATCACAGATACTTGGTGGCAATAAAAGCGGGTTATGCCTATCTGATTTGTAAGGTCATTGATGGTTTTTTCGATATGTCAGAAGAATCACAGATGGACATTATGATGAATGATAATGCTCATGGTGACAATGGCATGCCGTCTGACCGAAAGTCTCTTCTCCAAGCATTGTCCCGAACTTTGAGTTCGAAGACATACATGTCTAGGTCTAGGAATTTAATTAAAGAGTATCAGTCTCTTTTGGACGAAGCGGGCGCACACTTATCCAAAGAACAGGAAGATGTGATTCTATCACAAATGGATCCCATTAAGGAAGAGATTAAATCTGATTTAAGAAAGCGCATTAATAGATGGTCAGCATCAACTTTGTCTAGCTCAAATGTCAGCACCATCGCCACTCGTGCTTATAATAACTGGAACAACAGCGAGAACACGAAGATGTATGTTCCTGATAAGAAAGACGCAGACACTTTACTAGTCAAGCACATGAAAGAATACAAGTTAAGCAAACCTGGCAAATCGATTCTTTCAAAGAGGTTTGGGCAAACCATTGGCAACAACGCTGTCGACGACCGTCAGATATTTGGTGAAGTTGGTAAGATGATCAAGGATCACTATGAGAAGAATGGGGAAGACCCAGATGAATTTATTTTAGCAGTGCATTTATCTGGAGCATCATCCAATAGGGACCTGTTATCTATGCGCAAGAAGTTTGCCACGCAGACTACCGATTACGTCACCTTTATAAGACCAAATCTAAAGAACAAGTTTAAGGTACTTTTCTTTGGTCAAATTAAGACAAAAGATATGTATGAAGACGAAAAAGTTCTCTATTCCTTGGAAGACATTTTAGAGAAACTTGAAAAATTAAATTGACAAACAATAAAACATTTAGTATAGTATAGAAAGTTGGTCAGAAGATTTGCTGACCTGCTATAGCCGAAAGTGTGCAAAAAAACAATACCATAGGAGGTAATAAAATGGCACTGAATTTAGATCTCATGAAGCAAAAGATGGCTTCTTTAACAGACAAGGGTGGAAAGAAGAATAACTTCTGGAGACCTCAAGACGGAGAGAACAACATTCGAATTGTTCCGACTGCGGATGGTGACCCATTCAAGGAAAAGTTCTTCCACTATGGAGTTGGAGAACAATCCTTTCTCTGCCCTAAGCGAAATTATGGAGATGATTGTCCTGTTTGTAATTTTGCAAACGAGTTGTGGAATGAAGGTACGGATGACAGTAAGAACCTGGCTAAGGGCATGTTTGCAAAACAAAGATTCTTCTCCCCAGTGCTTGTTCGTGGCGAAGAATCCGAGGGTGTAAAGGTGTGGGGATATGGCAAGTTGGCATATCAAAAACTGCTCGGCATCGTATTGGATCCTGACTATGGCGATATTACCGACCCTGAGGATGGCAACGATCTTAAGTTGATGTATGGTAAGCAACCTGGCGCCTCTTATCCGACTACTGATATTCGACCACGACCTCGAAAGTCTGCACTTTGTGACGACGCAGTTGGTGGAGACGAGCGATGTGCTGAGTTGCTTGAAACTGTACCTAAGTTTGACACTCTCTTCGACCGTAAGTCCACAGATGAAGTTCGAGCGATTCTTGACTCACACCTTTCTGGCGAAACTCCAGACCGTGAAGTGACTCGTGGCGGCGGCGGTGGTAACAGTACAACTTCTACGACCTCTAGCGACCAAGATCAGGTCACTGCGGCGTTTAATGAGTTGTTGGGGTAGTATGGCAAAAGTAACAAAACTAAAGTCCGGTGCTCTATCCACAAAGGATATCATCGCCTCCCTGAATAAGTCTGCAGGTGAAACTGTGGCTTATAATTTGGGGGAGGAAAACCCTACTCAAGTTAAGGAGTGGATTCCAACTGGTTCTCGCTGGTTGGACTCAATTACTTGCAAGGGTAGATATGCAGGTATACCTATTGGTAAAATATCTGAGATAGCGGGACTTGAGGCGACGGGCAAATCATTCATGGCGGCCCAGGTTGCAGCGAATGCTCAAAAGATGGGTTGTCGTGTCGCTTATTTTGACTCTGAATCAGCAATCGATCCAGACTTTTTGAGAAGAGCAGGATGCGAACTTGATGATGAAGAGAGTGGTTTGATTTATATTCAAGCGCACTCTGTCGAAATGGTCATGGAGACAATAGAAAATCTATTAAAACTACCAGAGAAGTGGTTGTTCATATGGGATTCTCTAGCGCTGACACCTTCAGAGCATGATATCGAGTCAGACTACAACCCGCAATCATCAATGGCGATGAAAGCGAGAGTGCTCTCAAAAGGTATGCCAAAGTTGGTGCAACCAATTGCCAACGCAGGCGCAACACTGCTGGTTCTCAATCAATTGAAGACCAATATAACAAGGTCTCCATCGGAAGCGCTTACGACACCATACATGACACCGGGTGGCAAAACGTTGCCTTATTCTTATTCCTTAAGGATATGGTTAACGGGAAGAAAGGCAAAAGCTTCGTTTGTGACAGATGAGAACGGGTTCAGGATTGGGTCCGAGGTAAAGTGCAAGATAGAAAAATCTCGCTTTGGTTCGACAGGTAGAATGTGTAACTTTAAAATTCTCTGGGGCGACTCGGACGAGGTTGGAGTTCAAGACAAGGAGAGTTGGTTTGATGCTATTCAAATTTCTGAAAACCTAAAGCAATCCGGCGCCTGGTATGCATTAGTGCACGAAGATGGGTCAGAAGAGAAGTTTCAACGTGCGCACTGGTTAAAGAAATTGGAAGACGAAAAGTTTCATAAGAGAGTCTTGCAGATGATGGACGAAGATGTTATCATGAAGTTCAGTAACAAGTCAGGCAAAGCATCTGACTTTTATGACCAGGAAGAAGTCCCACCACAGACTGATGCTTAAGTCAGTCCGCCCCTGGGAAACCAGGGGCGTTTTTTTATAAAGGAAGTTTGCTGTGAAAAGAATAATGCTCGTCGACGGACAAAATCAGTTTATGAGGTCGTATATTGTTAATCCAACTTTGACACCCCATGGAGATCCTTGCGGCGGTGTAGTAGGTTTTCTGCAAAGTATGAACAAGTTTTGTAGGATGATATCCCCAGATGTCCTCGTGGTGGTGTGGGATGGTGAAGGTGGATCAAACAAGAGAAAGAAGAAAAATAAAAACTACAAGGCAGGTCGTAAACCGCCCAAATTGAACAGGTGGGGTAGCAGTATGTCTGCTGACCAACTAAGAACTAATCAGATATATCAGCAGGTTCGACTTATTGAATACTTGAATCAGACGCCGATAATTCAATTTCGAGAACCCGGCGTCGAAGCGGATGATGTCATATCATACGTAAAATCAATGCAAACATTCGAGGATTATAATAAGGTTATAATTTCTAGCGATAAGGACTTTATCCAACTGCTGGATGAAAAGACGGTGCTGATGAGACCAACACAAGGAGAGGTTCTAAATAGGAATAGGGTGCTTGAGGAGCACAAGATTCATCCTAGGAATTTTGCACTCGCAAGATCGATGGTCGGTGATAAGAGTGATAATCTTGATGGTATTCATGGCGTCGGACTCAAGACTGTGGCGAAAGCATTTCCGTTTTTGGCCGAAGATAAGGACTATTTGTTACAAGATGTCAAGCAACATTCAGAATCGACAGAATCGGGTTTGTCAATTTATGAGAAAGTTCTTGAAGAATATGCTAAAGTATGTAATAATTACTCCATAATGCAGTTAAGCACACCACTCATATCCATCCAGTGTGCTAACAGGATTGAGCAAAGGTTTGAAGAATATTCTCCTTTGTACAACAAGACAGAGGTTAATAAAATGTTGTCAGTGGATGGGCAGACAACGTTGAACTTGGGTCACTTGTCGACCACGTTTAATTCAATGACGAATTCTTGGGTAGGTTTTAGTTAATGGAACAAATTAAGAGAGACTTTTCAAAATTTGGAAAAAGTTTTCAGGAAAGTTTATGTCACCTAATTTTGGACGATCGCCCGTTCGCAGATCAGATCTTTGAAGTTTTAGATATAAACTTTTTAGAACTCTCTTATTTACGTGTCTTCGTGACTAAAATAAAGCAGTATAAAAAGAAATACAGCATACACCCAACCAGAAAGATAATGACCAGTATCTTGAGGACTGACTTGCTCAATGAGCAGGATTCAGTGAAAAAGATGCTAAGAGACTATTACGCTAGGGTCCTGTCTCAAGAGATCGATCTTAAGGAGTCTGGATACATTAAGGACACTGCCTTGGACTTCTGTAAAAAGCAGAAGTTACAAGAAGCGATGATAAAGTCAGTTCCACTTTTGCAAAAATCTTCTTTCGACGAGGTTGCGAAAGTAATTAACGATGCATTGAAGATGGGCACCTCAAATGACTTGGGGTACGACTATATGGCAGACTTTGAAAGAAGATTCGAGAAGAAAGCGAGAAACCCCGTCACTACAGGGTGGCAACCACTGGATGACATAACGAAGGGTGGTCTAGGCAAAGGTGAACTCGGCGTTGTCATCGCACCAACAGGCGCAGGTAAATCAATGGTGCTTGTTCATCTCGGCGCTCATGCCTTGCTGAATGGGAAAAATGTGGTGCACTATACTTTGGAGTTAGCGGATACCGTCGTGGCGAATAGGTACGACAGTTGCATAACTGGATATCACCTTAACGAAATCACAGTTTTTAAAGAGCAGATCTACGACAAACTTCAGGATGTACCAGGAAAGTTAATAGTGAAGGAGTATCCTACCCGATCTGCGAGCATACAAACTATAAAAAATCACATAGAGAAAATGAGAAACCAAGATTTTGTACCGGACCTCATTATTGTTGATTATGCGGACTTACTAAAACCAGAGGGGTCATCAAAGGAAGAGAAGCGCCACCAGTTGGAGTCGATATATGAAGAACTCAGAGGCATATCTCAAGAATCCAAATGTCCACTTTGGACCGCATCACAGACTAATCGCTCTGGATTGAACGCTGAAGTTATAACAATGGAGGCGATATCTGAAGCATTCAATAAGTGTTTTGTTGCTGATTTTATCTTTTCTGTTTCAAGAACCATTGACGACAAATCCGTGAACAGTGGAAGAATTTTCATTGCGAAGAACAGAAATGGGCCCGATGGACTCATTTACCCTATATTTATGGATACCTCTAACGTCAACATAAAGGTTTTGCCTAAGGTTTTGACAAGTGAAGAGATGGAAGATGTGGTAAAGAATGCCGCAAAAAGACAGAAGGAAGTGCTTAAAGAAAAATACGACAAGTTTAAAGGAGGAAGTAGTTAATGAGTTTATCAAATGATATTTTGTCAGAAATAACAGTGCACATGAAGTACGCAAAGTACCTACCGGAGAAGAGTAGGAGAGAGACCTGGGAAGATTTGGTTACAAGGAATATGCAAATGCATTTAAAGAAATTTCCAGAGCTAGAATTGCAAATAAGAAAGAACTATAAATTAGTTTATGACAAGAAGGTTTTGCCTTCGATGAGATCTTTACAATTCGGAGGTAAACCTATTGAGGTTGCACCGAACAGGATTTTTAACTGTGCGTTTATGCCAATCAATGATTGGAGAACCTTCGGTGAAGCAATGTTTTTGTTGTTGGGCGGCACTGGAGTTGGATATAGTGTGCAGAAGCATCACGTGGAATCCTTGCCAGAGATACAGAAACCAAACGCTAACCGCACCCGCCGATTTTTGATAAACGACTCGATCGAGGGTTGGGCAGATGCAGTCAAAGCTTTGGTGAGAAGTTACTTCTTGGGTGGGTCTAAATTAAGGTTTGACTTTACAGACATCAGACCCAAAGGGGCAGCGCTCGTAACGTCTGGCGGCAAAGCGCCCGGACCACAACCCCTCAGGGAGTGTTTGGTTAAACTAGAAGGCATGCTGTCGGAGAAGGAGAATGGAGACAAACTATCTACAATCGAAGTACACGACATGGTTTGCCACATTGCAGACGCTGTTCTTGCTGGCGGAATTAGAAGAGCGGCACTAATATCTTTATTTTCAGCAGATGATGAGGATATGATAGCAGCAAAGACGGGAAACTGGTGGGAAACTAACCCCCAAAGAGGCAGAGCAAATAACTCTGTGGTGCTTCTTCGTCACAAGATTGACAGAGAATATTTTATGGGATTGTGGGAACGAGTAAAAGCTTCGGGCGCCGGAGAACCTGGATTTTATTTTTCGAACGACAAAGACTGGGGCACAAACCCTTGTTGTGAGATAGGGTTGCGACCATATCAGTTTTGTAATCTCACTGAGGTTAACGTTTCCGATCTAGAATCGCAGGAAGATTATGAGGAGAGGGTGAAAGCTGCTACTTTCATTGGGACGCTTCAAGCAAGTTATACGGACTTTCATTATCTTCGTGATATCTGGCGCAGAACCACCGAGAAGGACGCCCTGATTGGCGTGTCTATGACAGGTATTGCATCAGGCGCTGTTATGGATTTGGATATGAAGTCTGCAGCAGAAGCAGTTAAAAAAGAGAATACAAGGGTGGCAGAATTAATTGGTATCAAACCTGCCGCACGCACCACTTGCGTCAAACCAGCAGGAACAACCAGTCTCGCCCTTGGAACTTCTTCGGGTATTCATGCTTGGCATTCGGATTACTATATCCGCAGAATCCGTGTGGGAAAGAATGAACCGATCTACTCTTATCTAGAGAAAAATCACCCGGAGTTGGTCGAAGATGAATATTTCAGTCCACACAGCACCGCCGTTATATCTATACCTCAAAGCGCACCGGAGGGTTCAATCTTGAGAACAGAATCCGCTCTTCAACTTCTTCGAAGAGTTAAATCGGTGACTGACGGTTGGGTAAAACCGGGGTTTCGAAAAGGTCAAAACACTCACAACATCTCGGCAACGGTGTCCATTAGGGATGCTGAATGGGTCGACGTAGGCGAGTGGATGTGGGAAAACAGAGAGAGTTATAACGGACTTTCAGTATTGCCTTACGACGGAGGAACATACACACAGGCACCATTCGAGGACTGTTCCAAAGAGACATATGAAGTGATGCTTAATTCTCTTAAAAAAGTGGACCTCACAAAGATTACAGAAGAAGAGGACAACACGGATCTAAAGGGTGAAGTCGCTTGCGCCGGAGGTGCTTGTGAAGTCAAATTTGTATAAAAAAATGCTTGACAATACTGATATAATGTATTATTGTATTCGTACATTAAGAAAAAGGAGAACAGATGTTTAACGAAGAAGAAAGTCAGCTAACCAAGGACGAGCACATTGTTAATTTTATAAAGTCTTTCGTCGCCATTGAAGAAGAGATAAAACCCCTACGGGAACACATTAGAGATCTTCGAGCAAGTTATTGTGAAAACGACTGGTTGACGAGGGAAGATATGAAGATGGCAGTAAAGGTATATCGCATGCTTAAGCAGGGTGATGACCTGGAGATGATTAGTGATTATTTCAAGCACTTGAAACAAAACTTCGGCGGCAGCGAATATGAGTAAGATAAGAATATTCAAACCAATTAACAGGTATGTATCTATTGTTCCGCATTTTGAAAAAGACGAGACAGATTCAGGCGTACTGTTGCCAGATGACTTTAAAAAGGAAGAAGCGAGATACATCAAGGCAACAGTTGTCAATGTTGCGAGTGATTGTAAGGAGGATTTGCGAAAGTTGAAATATGGAAGGAATCCTCAAAGTGAGATTGTTATCGACAAGACGATGATCGAAGAGATTGACGTCGATAATAGGAAGCATTACGTTATATTGGAAAATTATGTGTTGGGCATATATAGAGGACCGTGATGAAGGTAGAATTGTTTGGTGATGGATACGGTGCGGTGGAATACATTTCGCATATGGGTACTGATTTGTCGGTCGTTAATGCGGCAAGGGTCTCTTTCGGATCAGAAAAGAAAGAAGTAGATGACAAAGATGTTAAACTTATCAACTACCTCATGGAACATAATCACAGTTCTCCTTTTGAGCACTGTGCTATCACACTTAGGTTCACAGTGCCTCTCTTTATACGTAGTCAGCACCACAGACATCGTACTTGGGCATATAATGAGATTAGTAGACGATATACTAGTGTGGATATGAAGTTCTATTCTCCGAGCGAGTTCAGGACGCAACATAAGTCAAATCGTCAAGCAAGTAGTGATGATTTGATCAACCCTACTTTGGACTCTGCATATCTTGCCAGTGGGTTTGAGACCGCCTCAAATGCTGTTGCGAAGCACAATACCAACAGTGTATCGTTATACAATGCATTGGTTGATTCTGGGGTGTGCAGAGAGCAAGCTAGGGGGGTCCTGCCGCAAAACCTTTACACTCAGTATTATGGCACTGTAAATTTGCACAACCTTCTTAAATTCATTTCATTGCGAGTTCATGAGGGTGCGCAGTGGGAGATACAGCAAGTCGCCAAAGCGTGCTTGGACATAGTTAGAAGGCACTTTCCACACTCAGTGGAATCATACATTAAATGCAAAATGGAAAAGAAGTAATGAAAAAGATAATGGTATCTGGTGGTTTTGATCCTATACATGTGGGTCACGTGCGTATGATCCGTGAAGCAGCAGAGCATGGTGGTGTGATTGTGGTTGCAAATTCTGATGACTGGTTGCTAAGAAAGAAGGGATACATTTTTATGCCTTGGACCGAGCGAGCAGAGATCATAAGGTCAATTGAGGGGGTTGTTTCGGTTGAACACGTAGACGATCAAGACAATACGGTTTGTGAGGCAATTGATCGCTGCAGACCTGATGTGTTCGCAAACGGAGGAGACAGGAAGGGAAACAATACGCCTGAAGTTGATTTGTGCAATCAGTTAGGGATTGCACTTATGTGGAATGTCGGCGGCGGCAAGATCCAAAGTAGTTCGGACTTGGTGTCGAACTCGGAGAAATCTAGAAAGAAGAGTAAATAATGGTTCATGCACTGTCGCTTTGTTTATTGTTCTCGCAGCATTACGACTTGTCGCCTACACAGAAAGCGAACATATGTAGTTATGAGAGTGAGATAAAGAAGCAGGCAAAAATTAACAAAATCGAACCAACGTTGTTAGCGTCTGTTATGTTTGTTGAGAGTTCTTTTTACCCTCACGTTGTGAGCAGTGCAAACGCTTGTGGGTTAACTCAGGTAATACCTAAGTGGACCGGCGGCAAAGAGACAGGGGGCAAGAAATATACCTGCAAACAACTCAAGAATCCCAAAGTTGCGATTGAAGCAGGTGCCAGAATTCTCTCTTACAGCATAAGAGTTTATGCGAAGGGGAATGTTGAGAAGGGGTTGTGTGTTTATAACGCAGGAATGAAATGCATTAGAGAGAAAGGATTTTACAAAAGGTTGTATTATGTTAAGAAAGTTAAGCAAGTTTACGATACTGTTACTGACGGTTGCTAGTTGTGCTGATTCCGTCCCACAGCAAGGAGAGGTGAGGGATCTCCAGGTAGGCATAAGTGTAGACCTTTTGTCTCCAGATGTGCAAATTATAGAAATCCCAGACATCACCGTCGACGCTTATGTCGACCCCTGCGCCGACGTTCGGAACATAGACGAAGACTATTGTGAGTGTTTTCCTCGTTGTTGTCAGCGGCAGACCTGGTATTGCCCACCGCTTGGTACTGAAATCCAGGCAAAGACAGCCGTCCTAGATATTTGTGGTGAAGATCTGGTACCTTGCGACAGGAACATTGACCTTGATTGTCCACCCGCTGAAATAATTTACGAGTCAGCATGTCAACATGCGTTTGATTGTCCTCCGGGTATCAACGAAGAGTTTGTACTTATTTACGACTGCGAGGTGGATGGAGTTAGTGGAACTCAAGAAGTCAAGTGTGATAAAGGTAGGTTGTATTATGGGGAGTGTATAACTTGTGTTGTATCAGATGAGATTTGTGATTTTGTAGATAACGACTGCGATGGCAATACAGATGAGAACAAAAGAAACGTCTGTAACGGTTGTGGTGATGTCCCTCAGGATATGTGTGACGGTCTTGACAACGACTGTGATGATATCGTCGACGAAGAGTTGGTTCGTGAGTGCAGTACTGCCTGCAACAGGGGGATAGAGACCTGCCAGTCTGGTCAGTGGGTTAGTTGTACTGCTCGGCAACCGTCCGTAGAGCAGTGTGATGGACAAGACAATGATTGCGATCAACTTATTGATGAGGGTGTGAGTTGTGAGTGCCCGCCGGAGATAGTAGGCGCCCTGATACCTTGCATGGAACCACCCTTGTCGTGCGGATTGGGATTTAAGACATGTGAGTGTGAAGATGAGGAGTGCACCGTGACAAGTATGTCAGAGTGCTTTGCTCCTTGTCACTGGTTCGAAGAAATCCAGGTCCCAGATCAGGAGTGCGACCCGCTTGTTGGACTACCTATCAATCCAGAGGTTTGTAACGACTTTGATGAAGACTGTGACACGGTAATAGACGAGGACCTATTCAGGGACTGCTATTCAGGACCAGCAGAAACGGTTGGTATAGGTGTCTGCACCAATGGACAGCAATACTGTGACAGAGGGCAGTGGGCAGCGCAGGACAATGAGGGCAATGTTCTTGTAGACTTTTGTTCTGGTGAGGTTTTACCAACAGAAGAAGTTTGTGATGGGTCAGATAATGACTGTGATGGAATAACAGACTATGGGGAAGAGATACCAGACACAGATATCTTATTTATAATTGACTGGTCTGGATCAATGGAAGATTATATTAGAGCGGTGAGTGCAGCACTGAACCGCTTCGCACAACACTTTTCTGCAGAGGACAATATAAAATGGGGTTTGGTAATTGGCCCGAAAGAACATCCAACCCAAATGTTCGGCGGCACGTCAAAGGAAATGCTGATTCTAAATGCTAACATATCAGAGTTCGAACAATTCCTGATTGAACTTGCAAACGCTGGAGAGTTTGGCGGCACGAGCAAGGAGATGATGAAGGATGCTTTGATGTTGGCGATCTATAACATAACAGGCAACCCTTCTTACGACCGAAGGCGTGCAGCGTGGTCCCTGCCTTCAATAGGATCAGAACCAGAACTTGATAGGTTCGTATTAAATTGGCGCCCTAACGCTGATCGAATAATCATACTCTTTACTGATGAGGAGGAGCAGACGTATTTGTCACCGAATGTGACAAATCAACAACTGTTGGATATGTTGACTGCTACACCGAATTTGAAGTTATATGTTTTTTCAGAAGGACTGTATTCTAATAGGTGGGAAGTATACGCTAATCCAACAGGCGGATTTGTTTTTGAACTTTCGAGAAATCAACAAAGAATGTACAATGATCTGATGAGCATAATCGATGATATATGTGCAGGCGCCGAAGTGCAGATGGGCATGAACGATTATTTATCGAGTCCTTTTGCTCTAGTGTCCCACAGCAAACGGTATGACTATGCGAACGGTGTTTGCTATTGACATTCAATAGATTAATTGTTGGTCATTGTTTATACGCATTAATCAAAAGTTATTGCGACGGCACAAAGATTGTGCTAACCAAGTTCAGTCCTCCAAGTTTCATCGACAGGTTAGAACCTCCCCTGGAAATAGAGGGGCAGGAATTCCACACAGTGTCAGATGCGTGGAGTTTTTTAAGATTTTTAATATCCATGAAAGGGTTAGTTGTCAACCCGGAGGAACCATTCTCTGTACGTATAGAGGATGACACTGTTCGGTTTGGACGCTCTGAGGCGACCTTTGATATGTGTCATCTCTTTCCGTCCGATTCGATAAATACGAATCTGGACATAAAACGCCGAGACAATGTGGGCGTGTTTCGTGTGCTTGACATGATGAAACTGCCTTTCTGTAACGTTGAGAAAATGAAAGACATTAGGATACCTGAATCCTTTATTGAGGAGGTGAGGTTTTACGGGAAGAAAAAGATTGTTAGTATTTCTTTTTTATCGAAAGAGCAGTTGACTAGCTTTGACTATTCTGATACTATGTCTAGGATATATGTAGAGAAATCGCTGCTAAATGAGAGTGGGTTGATCAGACCTCTGATATCGCCTTCCCGTGGTCCACGCAAACCAAAACCGGTTGTGCAGGAGCGGGTTGTCATGCCAATGGAAGAGGTTGTTTATGAAAGTACGGAGAGGGTAAAGTATTATGAGCACCATGACAGAGGCATCATCCTCAAAACATATCGCAGGAATCATACCAATATCTAGAGTCCAGTCGGACATCGATTTGATATTGCCACCATCGGCTCTGCCAATTGCTAACGGATTTTACAACATTCAAAGATCGATAGTGGAATGTGCATATGCGGGATGTAACACGATCTGGGTTGTTTGTGATGACTCGCAGGCACTCTTGTTGAAAAAGATCTGTGGAGAATTTGTCATGAACATGCACGATTACGAACGTTCGCATCACTCAAAATACCCTCAAGAGAACAGGAGGGTGGTGCCTATTATGTATGCACCGCTTTCGTTCAAACACCAGGATAAGTCAGGCCTGGGCGTGTCTGTCATCGATGGTATACATGCTAGTTTTCATGTGAGTAGTAACATATCAAAGTGGGTTGCGCCTCATCGATATTACATATCAAGTCCCTACGGAGTGTATAATCCGGAAGTCAAGAGGTCTCTAATCAAGGAAGAGGGAAGTTTCTTTCTGGAGCATGATGGACTCACTGCTTTGGACGGCGAAAACTTAGGGTTCTGTTTGGGCGTGGATGAGGTCAAGCACTGCTCTTATTTATTTAAAAAAAATAGTGTAAATTCTGATTTTACTCTTGACTTAATTTTAGATAATGATATAGTAAGAAAGAATATAAGGACTTGCGGAGTAGATAAGTATCATAACATACAGCAATGGTCCGGATACAAAGATATGTGGATCGATCCCATCGACATATATCCAAAATATAGGTTTTGTTTTACAAGCGCTTTCAAGAAGCAAGAAAGGAAATTAGATGACTGACGTACAAACGTCGATCCCATTTGTTGGGTTGCATGCACACTCTGTTGCGGGATCCATATTTGATGCCTTGGGGTATCCCCAGCAGCACATGGACTTTGCATATGAAAACGGGATGGACGCTCTCGCCCTGACTGATCATGGCAATGCAAATGGTTTGGCATATCAGGTACTACACGCAAAGAAGATGAAGAGCGAGGGTCGTGACTTTAAACCGATTTTTGGTTGTGAAGCATACTTTGTGCCAAGCATTGCTAACTGGAAACAGGAATACGATAAGGCAAGGGAGGAGACCAAGAATAAGCGGGGATCAAAACTGAAGGATGCTCAGTCTGGCACAACGGTGGAGAACGAAGCTTCTAAAAAGAAGATGAAGTCAGCGCTGAACAGAAGAAGTCACATGATTCTCTTAGCACAAAACCAGAAGGGACTTCAAAATATCTATAAGATGATATCAAAGTCTTACACGGGTGATAACTTTTATCGATATCCTCGCATTGATTATGCCTTGCTGAGAAAGCACAGCGAAGGGGTGATAGCAGCGTCGGCATGCCTCGGTGGTGTGTATGCTGGAGACTATTGGCAAAATCGAGATGATGGTGAGGACGCCGTTCTTGACGCTATGCGCAAGACAACGCAGAAGATGCAGTCTATCTTTGGTGGCAGGTGGTACGGTGAATTGCAATGGAACAATGTTCCAGAACAGCATACGCTGAACCAGTTTATCATTCAGATGCACTATGAGTTTGGTATCGAATTGATTTCCACAGCGGACTCACACTACTATTCACCAGAAGCGTGGAAGGATAGAGAGTTATATAAACGCCTTGGATTTCTTGGTCGAAAGGTGGAGTGGTTAAGTGATGAACTGCCCATTGATGTCGAGGAAATTGGGTATGAACTATACCCTAAGAATGGACAACAAATGTGGGAGAGTTACAAGAAGTACTCAGCGGAAGCGGGTGTTGAATACGATGACGACTTAGTGCTTAAATCGATTACTAGTACGTACGACATCGCTCACGATCTGATAGATGAATTCATGCCAGATAATACTGTACGACTTCCTGATTTTGTTGTGCCCGAAGGACAGTCTGCCGGTCAAGCATTAGCAGTCTTATGCGTAGCTGGTGCCAAAGAGAAAGGGTTTCATGACAAGGATGAGTACATAGAGAGACTTAAATATGAAGTCAATGTGATTGAGGATCGTGGGTTTAGCAAGTATTTCTTGACTATGAAGAAGATTGCAGAAGAGGCAACGAGAATGCAACTCACAGCGCCAGGAAGAGGTTCTGCGGCGGGTTCTCTGGTTGCCTATGCCTTAGGTATCACTCAAATTGATCCGATTCGTTACGGACTCCAATTTGAGCGTTTTATGACAAAAGGTGGCACGGGATATCCCGATATCGATTATGACGTTTCCGACCCGATGGTCCTGAAAGAAAAACTTATCGAAGAATGGGGCGATAACGTTGTGGTGCCTATCACAAATTGGAATACACTGCAACTTAGATCCCTCGTGAAAGATATCTCAAAGTTCTACAAGATAGAGTTTTCTGAGGTTAACGCAGTTACAAACAAGATGGTCTATGAGGCAACACCTTTGGCAAAAAAAGCGCACGGTATAACCGCTGGTGTGTACAATCCTACGTTTGAAGAACTCATGCAATACTCAGAGTCTTTACAGAAGTTTCTGGAAAAGTACCCGGAAGTGGAAACACATGTAAACAAACTGTATGGTCAAACGAGGTCTGCTTCTAGACATGCCGGTGGCGTCGTTATTGGGGAGAACCTGAATGAGTGGATGCCTCTTATCAACTCAGGCGGTGTACGACAAACCCCTTGGTCAGAGGGTCAAAACGTTCGACACCTTGAACCCATGGGTTTTATCAAATTTGACATTCTCGGATTAGCATCTTTGAGAATGATGGAAGATGCAATTAGACACATACTTGTGCGATACGAGAATATCGAAAATCCTACATTTGAGGACATAAAATCTTTTTATGAGACCAATTTACATCCAGAGAGAATTGACCTGGCGGACGATGCGGTATGGAAAAATGTATTTCATGAAGGTAAGTGGGCAGGTATTTTTCAATTTACCGAAGGTGGTGCTCAATCTTTCTGTAAGCACGCTAAACCAAACAACATCACAGACCTAGCGGCAATCACGTCGATCTATCGCCCAGGACCACTGTCAGCAGGTGTGGATAAGATGTACATAGGGGCGAAAGAGAATCCGGGAGATGTGGAATATTTGAGTGAAGAGGTGCGTGACATAACCTCTGAAACTTATGGATTTCTCATCTTTCAGGAACAGATTGCCATGCTTGCCCACAAACTTGGCAAAAACCTGTCCCTAGATGAGGGTAACAAACTACGTAAGTTGCTCACCAAGAAGGGAACTGGTGCCGTACAACAAGAAAAAGATAAGATCTACGATAAATTTCGTAGAGGATGTATAGAAAGGGGGTTGAAGCAACATGAAGCGAAAGAATTGTGGGAAAAGTTTGAATATTTTTCTGGATATGGTTTCAATAAGTCTCACGCTGTTTCCTATTGCGTGCTGTCTTATCAGTGTGCTTATCTTCTTAACTATTATCCTGAATGCTGGTTGGCAGCATTTTTAGATAAGGAACCGGACAAGAGAAAGGAGCGAGCAATCAATGTTGCGAAATCATATGGATATAACATTGAACCACTAAACGTTAACACGTCTGGCGTGAGGTGGGAGATCAGCAAAGACGGTAAGACTCTTATACAACCCTTGTCGTCAATTAAAGGTTTGGGGTCAACCGCTATTGCACAAATCATAGAAAACAGACCGTTTAGTACGGTAGAGGAGTTTCTATTTAACGAGAATATTGTATATTCCAAACTGAATAAGAAGGCGGTTAATGCGTTGACACTAAGTCAGGCACTTAACTGCCTCATGGATGAAAGATTTTCGGGATTAAAGCACTTTTGGTCCGCAGTTGCTGTCGAACGCCCAAGAAAGGAGAAGAACCTGCTTGAAAACATAGAACGATTTGAACCCGAAGGAGATTTCACTGAGGCGGAGAAGTTACAACATCTTGTCAATTTGGTTGGTGTTTTCCCTGTCAGTTCTGTTGTCGACGAAGCGCTTCAGTCTCGCCTCGATGAAATGATGATACCCCCTATTTCGGAGTTTGATCAAGAATTGCAAGTTTGTTGGTTTATACCAAGAGAAGTCTTGCAAAAGAAGACGAAAAATGGTAAACTGTTTTATCTGGTAAAAGTGATTGACACTAATTCGGAAGAAAATACAATTAAGTGTTGGGGTGTGGACCCCAATAAGGACAAGATTTATATTAACAGACCTTATATGGCTAGATTGAACTGGGATGCTCAGTGGGGATTTAGTACAAGGTCGGTTAGAAAAATGTTTAAGATATTAGCATAGGAGGAAACACAATGTCTAGACTTAAGGGACTGTCGGCAAAGATTATTGCTGACCAATATAAGGTTGCTTTTGAGAGTAAGGGTTACGCCTTTTTTGAAAATGGCGACTACAACTTGAACATCGTCGGAGTGAGAAATGAATCAGGTGATGCAACAAAGTTTGATGACTTCATCAACCTCTTGTATAAGGTAGGTGGAGAGTGGGTGTGTGATATTTACCCAGCGACAACTGAACCTGGTATGAATATTCTCAAGCGCCCAATCAACTCAAAGGGCACAGCGATCCTAGTTCCGGGGCAATATCGTTCGACATATAAGATCGATACCCACGGAGGTAAACGAAAATACACTGCACTCTGCCAGCGCTCTGGCAAGGTACGTGTGTGGCGAGACGACAATAGGGACTCTACGCCAGACTATGTGGGACCAGAAGACGAGGGCATGTACGGCATCAACATTCACCGACAGTTCGGTTCAGACGAGCGAGAGTATACCGGCGGAGTATCGGCAGGATGTCAGGTGTTTCAGAGTAGCAAGGACTTCTATGAGTTTATGGACACTTGTAACAAGTCTGCTGACAAGTGGGGCAACTCATTTACATATACATTGATAAGTGAACAAGATTTGAACAAGAGCGTGTGCTAGGAGGTACATATGACAAAGAAGAATAGGACAATATTTTGCGATATTGATGGGACGATATTTGAGTATAGAAAGTTTGAGACACTTAAGACTACGAAACCAGTCATGACTCCAGGAGCATTGGAGAAGTTGAAGAAGTGGAAAAGAGAGGGGTGTATGATTGTGTTCACAACCGCCAGACCAGAAGAGTATCGGAATCATACCGTAAAGGAACTTCTCCTGAGGGACGTTCCATGGGATAAGTTGCTGATGGGCATCGAGAGAGGACCCAGATATTTGATTAACGACATGGATCCAGCAAACAAGGGATATCGTGCAATTGCGTTCAATGTAGAGAGAGATAAGGGATTGAAGAGAGTGGTGGTAGGTGCTACAGAGGAGGTGGTAAGATGACTTGGGAAGAGAATTTTGTCAATGTTTATAAAGTTCGACCAGAAGCAAAGATTCCGTCACGTGCCCATAGAACTGATGCTGGGATGGACTTTTTCTTTTGTCCCGTCGAAGGCGCAGCAGTCAGGGTCAAACCGGGAGACAGTATGTTGTTGGAGACGGGGATAAAAATGGAGGTCCCATCGGGTTGCATGCTACAGATAATGAACAAGTCTGGCATAGCTACGAAGACACAATTGATTACAGGCGCCTGTGTTGTTGATGAAGGTTATGATGGAGAAATATTTGTAAATCTGCAAAACGTAGGCAAAAACATTCAATATATCGAACCTGGTCAAAAAATCGCCCAGGGAGTTTTTGTGAGAATAGAGCAACCGGGTCTTCGTGAGATCAAGCAGGATAAAATATATCCAACCAACACTTCTCGTGGCCACGGCGGGTTTGGATCCACGGGTTTGTGATGGGAGCGTCTAGAAAGATCAGAAGGTCGAAACAAAAGCAGTCCAAAAAAGATATGAAGCGGACATTGAACCTTTTCGACAAAATACCAGACCACTGCTTGACGTGCTTCGAACCATATGATCGATCTAACAAAGAGCAAGCGATGACCTGGAATGTAGTGGTGAGAGAAAAAGAAGATAAGGTAAATCTTTACTGCCCAACTTGTTGGGAATCAGCAACTAAGTTCATAAAAGATCTGCAAGAGGAGGTACGCAATGAGAAGACCGACGCATAGTTTTGACGACGTGCTGTTGGCACCACAGTTTAGTAACATCGAGTCCAGGTCTGAGGTTGATATCTCTAGAAATATTCGCAACCGCCGATATCAACTACCGATCATATCCAGTCCAATGGATACAGTTACAGGTGCAGAGATGGCTTCAGCGATAGGTGAACTCGGAGGACTTGCCGTGACGCATAGGTACTGTTCAATATCTGAACAGGCGCAAATGACACCACTTAATGCTGCTGCAGCAATCGGCGCCAGTGGAGATTACTTGGAAAGGGTCGCTCATCTACATGAGCACTCAAAAGTCTCCATCTTTTGTTTAGATGTCGCTCACGGGCACCATAGTTTGGTTGAGCGAGCTTTAAAGTCGCTGAGAGACAAGTATGGGGAAGGAATAACTATAATTGCTGGCAACGTCGCAACGCCCAAAGGGTATAAGGCACTTTCGGAATGGGGTGCAGACGCTGTGAGAGTCGGTATTGGTGGCGGATCAATTTGCTCTACTAGGATACAGACAGGTCATGGAGTTCCAACTTTCGAATCTGTGTTGACTTGTGGGTATGAGGATGGGGTACCAATCATTGCCGATGGCGGAATTAAGACCGCCGGGGACATTGTCAAGGCCCTCGCTGCTGGTGCAGACTTTGTCATGCTTGGTTCAATGTTGGCGGGAACGGATCAGAGTCCCGGTCAGGTGTTCCAGGGGAATGACGGAAATAAATATAAAGTATACAGGGGAATGGCATCAGTTGAAGCTCAGACGGACTGGAGAGGTGAAGCAAGATCATTGGAGGGTATATCTACAACAATATCTCACAAGGGGTCTGTTATCGATATAATAAATGATCTCACGCAGAACATCAGGTCCGGACTATCTTACAGTGGTGCAAGAAATATAACTCAACTACAAGCATGTGCTGAATTTATCGTACAAACTTCAGCATCGCAAGTAGAGAGCAGTACGCACATTTTGGGGGTAAGGTGAGTTATCGTGGCGGATACGGTCGTGACGAGAAGGCAATAATGTTCTCGGACACTGACAAGCGACATGCGGACCTAGTGGTGAGGTTGCGCCGAGATGGGTTATCCAAGTCACAGTTTTTCAGAGCGATCATAACTGGATACATAAGTAACGACCCCAACTTGATATCATTTGTGACAGAAGTGAAAGAGAGGAGTGCAAGAATCGGTAAGAGAAAGATAGCAAAGACAAAGGAGGACATGCAGGAAGGTAACCAAATCCTGCAAGATCTCGGTCTAACTGAGTGTGATATTGACTTTGTTTTCGACTTAATTGAGAGAGGAGATGAAGATATATAATGAGCGAATTGCCAAAGTGCGCACGACTGTGCAAAGAATTGACAACAGAGTGTCCAAATGGAGGATGCAGAAAATGGATTGACTACCCAGACGAGTACAACTGTAGTTTGATATCGATTGAGGAAAAGGGAAAAGGAGGTTGTGATAAAGGGTTGACATTACATGAAGTTGCAGACCGCTTGCAGATCAACTATTTGAAGGTGAGGCAGATAGAGATTAATGCTTTGAGAAAACTAACTCACAAAAAGAACCTTAAACAGTTTGTAGAATAATTTAACTATTCTTTTTCATACTGTTTATTCTATTTATTATTGTTAACAAAAATACTATTTTTCTAAAAGGAGAAAGACATGTCTAATAGAACAAAGAAAGCACTCTTAAACGAGGCAACCACAAGAAGGTTTTGGCAAATTGCCGGACTGAGACCAATTCACGAAAAAGCATACGTTTTTGACGAAGAAAATGAACTCGAAGAGAACGAAGAACTCGATGAGGGGGAAGACATCGAAGAGATGCGAGCGTCCAAAGAAGACGAAGAAGGTCGAAAGAAGATGGAAGAGGATACTGACGACCTTGAAGAAATGCGTTACGCCGCAGAGGACGAAATGGAAGCAGAAGAGGAATCTCCTGCAGACGCAGAAATGGAGATGGACTCGGAGATGGAAGAGGATCCTATGGATGCCCCTGAAGAGGGTGGAGACATGGAAGACATCGAGGTTGATGTCCCCGAGGGAGACGTCGCTTCGTTGAG